AAAGTATATAAATAATTTAAAAAGTGGAGAAGGGATATCTTACGTTAAAGTTTATTCCGAAGTTTTGGGTATTGATGACTTAAGGGAAATAAGTCTAAAAATGGGTACAGAAAATTCAAATGTTGCTGAATATAATTTTGATAAGGTATTTCCTATACCGATAGGTCAAAAATTCCAAATAAATGAAGACAATATCGAGGTGCTTTATGTATAAGGATAGCAAAGAATATACAGATAAAGTTATAAGCAGATTCCCACATATGTATCGTAGGGATAACGAAAGTAATAATTATTTTCTGCTTGAAATATATCTTGAAGAAATAAGACAGGCAAGTCAAAGCTTATATGAATTGCTTGAAAGTTTGGATATTTTAAAGGCGGAAGGTTATGTTTTAGATAAGTTTGGGGAAACTTTCAACCTAAAAAGAAAAAATAGGGAAAATGACAACATATACAGGCAAAGGATACTGGCGGAACTTGCTTCACAGACTAAGAATGCCACTTTCGAAACTTTACTGAATGTGTTGAAAATTATAGTAGAAGACATGGAACAAAATATATTTATATTTAAAGAAGGAGTAAGAAAAACTAATGGAAGTCATAATATAAATGGTTTAAATGTTTTTAAAGGAAGTTTTGGAAGTAATAATTTAATCAAAGAAAATTTTGAAACCAAAGGTGGCACTTTATATTTAATACTGAATAAAAGACTTCCCAGTTATTTAAGAAACAGTATAAAAAACACTTTACTTGATATAAGGGCAAATGGAGTTGAGCTAACAATAGATTTTAAATATAAAGTTCAAACTGCAAACTATATAAGTGGTGGTGCTTTTGTTGGAATAAAAAAGATACTACATATAACTGACAGTTTTTATGATGAAATATCTCAGATAAAGAATTTTGAAACAAATCTAGCAAGGATAAACTTAATAACACAGGAGGGGGTAAGATAATGTTTAAAAAAATAAAAGACTGGCTTGGAGCTAACTTGGATGTGTATAAAGTTGAAAAAGCCGATGATGTAGGGGCTGGACTTGTAAGACATAAATGGCAAGGAGAACAGACTGCAACACAGACAGGAACAACTTTGACGGCTGATATTCTGAATAACTTCCAAAAGGGATTAATTCCTTTTGTAGAAACAGTCAGAACAACTGGAACAGACAAAGACATATATACAGTATCTGTAAATGGATTAAAAGAGTTTGGACTGTTTGATGGATTGAAATTGTTATTGCAAATTGATAATGAGAATCAGTACAACAATTCAGTAATAAATATTAATGATTCAGAATATCCATTATATTCAGTGAAAAATGGGGCTAATGAAACAGTAAAAAAAGGAAGTTTGAGGGCAAAAGGATATTACTTCATTACTTATAATCAAAATGCTTTTTATTTGAATGCTGGAAATGTATTAGGAACAGAGGCAGATACAGCACTTGAAGGAAAAAGATTGGCAGAAATAATAGGTCTTGAATTTGGAGGAAATATTCAAGATACAGGTGCAAAGACAACAGGGAAATTTTACTATGATAAAGCACTTAAATATTATTATGAGTGCATAGTCAATAATAACTTGACTTATAACGATGGTTCTAAATTTAGGGCTATATCTAACAAGCCAATTTCAGATAAAGTGGAAAAATTGTCCGGAATTACAGCCTTAAAAGGAACAGAAATAGACAGCCGTATAACAAATTATTTTTCTGATGCATGGTTATACAAAATTGGGGATATAGTAATATTTAGTGGACTTTTAGACAAAAATTTACCCCTGATAAATACTCCTGGTACTGTTTTATTAAATTTAAGATACACCTTGAGAGAAGAAATGTGGGTAGAACCTTTTTTTACCATACGAAAAAACGGAAATTTGGAGATAGGTGCTTATGCAACTTATCCTTCTAATAAAATTAATAGTCCTAAACATGTTAGTTTTATGTATATTACAAATAGTTAAATTAAACTATTTCCAAAATCCTAGAGCAATGTAACTAAAAGTTATGGTTTTTCCATTTCTGGAAGATGTAGCAGTAAACTGCCCCCCGCTAAATTTTATGAAATTTGTCCCAAGGTTAAACAGATTTTCCAATTTGTTTAAAAAGCTATACTTAAAAATAAAAGTATAGGAGTGATGTAAATGGAAAATAACAAGAACTGGAAGATTTACAAGGAATATTTGAACAGCTGTATAGCGAGGAACGAAGCAGTGAAAAACACAACATATAGGACTTATGCAAACAATATGAAACAATTTATTGAGTATTTGCAACAATACGAAAATAATTATTATCTGTTAAAAAAGAAGTCAAAGAATATGGTTGGAATTTTGGAACGTTATATAAGACATTGTAGGGAAATAAAAAGGAACAATGCACGGACTATCAATAATAAAATCACAGCAATAAGTAGCTTTTACATATGGGCTGTTAAAAGAGATTTAATAGCGGTACATCCATTCAGAGATAAATTGGACAGGCTGAAAGTTACAGACACGGAAAAGCGGAGAAAAAGCTATTATTTAAGCAGTAAAGAAATAGTGGAAATACAATTAAAAATGAAATTATCTGAAAAATATGATTTACAGGATCAGATAATTTTTAATCTTATAATTGATACCGGATGTCGAATATCGGCATTACATTCAATTAAAATAAGTAATTTAGATTTAGAAAATGGAGTAATTTTTGGGATAGTAGAAAAAGAACAAAAAATAGTTGAATTTGCAATTTTTGAAGAAACGATAGAGCTTATAAAGGAGTGGTTAAAATGTAGAAAAAGCAGTGCAGAATACTTATTTGTTACTAAATATAGAGGAATATTCAAACAAATGAGTAAAAGCACTATAAGAGAGAGAGTAAGAAAAATTGGAAAGCTCGTAGGAATAGATAATTTATATCCACACAGTTTACGAAAAACAAGCATTAATTTACTGGCAGAAGTCGGAGGAATTGACTTAGCGAGTGAATTTGCGAATCATAGTGGAATCGATGTGACTAAGAAACATTATATAAAAAAGAAAAGTGCGAGAGATAGAAAAGAAAAATTAATTCAAATGAGAAGAAAAATCGGATTTTAAGGAGGGAAAAATGATAGTAAATATTTACAGCAAAGATACTCTTGAAATAATTGGAAGACCTGTTATTTCAAACTTAGAAGATTTTGAAAAAGAGCCGAATTTATTTTTTCCAGATTTTAACAAAGAAAATCATATCATTTCAGAAATTGAATATCAGAATCCTATTTTAGAAAAAGGAAAATTGCGTGAAATGACAAAAGAGGAATTATATGCAGTTGGAAGGTATACCTTAGCAGATAATGAAATGATAGAAAATGAAAAAATAAAAGTTGTTACTTTATCTGAATTTGAGTACATAGAAGACAATCAGATAAAGTACAGAAAAGAAGAAAAAATTGAAAAACTGAAAGAGGAACTGTACCAATTAAGACTTGAAAGGGAGAAAAAGCCTTTTGAGTTTGAAGTTAAAGGGGTTAAGTATCTGCAATACAATCGCACAATAGACCAAAGTAATATTACTAAAATATTATTTTCTTTAGTCTTGAAATTTGCGTTAAGTCTTATGAAACAAATAACAACAGGGAAAAAACTGAATTTAGCACAGGTTATGACAGATTTCATGTCAATGGAATATGAAAACTGGAAATTCTACACTGAAGACAATTCAGAAAAATATGTGAATGTTAGTGTGCAAAAATTCATTGAAATGTCGGAAATTATGAGGAAACACACGACAGCTTCAATGGTTACTGAAACAACCTTAAGCCATAGTTTAGAAAATAAAACGGTTGATGAACTGAAAACGTTTAATTCTGAAACAGAGTACAATAAACTTTTTGAAAATGAAATAAAGCAGAGTTAGGGGGTAATATGGCCACAAAAATAGCATTAACAGGAAATGGAATTAATACTAGAAATGTTTTTAAACAAAAAACCGCTGAAGAAGTTTTAGAAGAAATTAGAAAAGCAGCTTCTAAACCAAAACCAAATTCAGTTTTTGTAGGATATGCACAAATCGGAGGAGAAGCACTTAAAAAAGTTATTTGCGAATAAAGGAGGTAGTATGCTTGAAAAAGACAAACTTTATATTTGCTTTCATAAGCCAAAAACAGTTTTAGGACTACTTATATCACTGCGGACACTGGGCAAATATAGTCATTGTGAGCTAATATACAATGACTATGTATATCTAAGCAATCCTGGTGGAGTTCGTATCAAGCCTTTTATCTACAAGGACAATATGGATATTTTTGAATTAGATAGTCATATAGAAATCCCGATTGTGCTTGAAGAGTTTAAGAAATTAAAAGGCAAGGGCTACGATTATTGGGCAATATTTCTTAGTCAATTGCTGGAGCTAGGAATAGAGCATAAGGATAAATATTTCTGTTCGGAGTTATGCTTGCATTTGATTAACAAAGGACTGGATGATAGCTTGACTTATAATTTGAAAACGCTGAAAGCTAATCAATTCAGTCCGTCAAAATTGTACAAATACTTAAAAGATATGGAATTATTAGGAAGAAAGGTGGAATAAAAATGAGAGATGTAAAGGAACTTATAGGAACAGAAATTATGGAAGGAGGAAAAACTTTAAGGATAACAGGAGTTGAAATTGAAGGGGAAAATATTGTTTTGACAACAGAAGAAACAGGAACAGTAGAAAGAAAGAAATTTGTATTATCTCAAAGAAGTTTGAACAGACTAGAGGGAGTACATCCTAAGTTGCAGACTTTAATAAAATTGGGAATAACAGACAGTCCACATGATTTTATGATTGTACAGGGACTGAGAACTGCCGAATATCAGAACAGTTTATATCAACAGGGAAGAACTAAGCCTGGTAAGATAGTTACAAACTGTGATGGATATAAAAGTAAATCTAACCATCAGGCAAAAAGCGATGGTTACGGACATGCAATAGATTTTGCAATTTATGATCCTACGTTGCCAGATAAAATTGACTGGGATAATAATAAGAAATACAAAGAAGTAGCAGACCATTTAAAAGAAGTAGCAAAAGAAAATGGAATAAATATCGTTTGGGGAGGTGACTGGGTAAAATTTAAGGACTATCCGCATATTGAGTTAGTCTAAGGCTCAAAAATTCAAAAAATTAAGTCTATAAAATTTTATAGGCTCAAAAAATGAAAAAATTGAGTCTATAGAAAAAATGGCTTGTATATTTTGAATATAAGCAATTTAAAATGAAATTAGGTATAAAAGGTTGTTTGATAGAATAAAATGCAAATTTGAGCCTGTCAGGCGGCTTAGAATAAAAATAATATAAAACTTAAAGGAATGATGTAAATGAATGCACAATTACAAATGATTTTGGTAGGAATGTTAGTAGATTTTACAAGAAAGGAAGTTTTAGAAAAAGAAATAATTTTTGGAGCAAAAACCGGAATTCAGAAACTGGAAGCTGTAAAAAATAATTTTTTTGCAAAATTTAAAGATTTTGTGAGAAAAGCACAGGAAAGAAATAATCCGTATATCCCTGATAACATAGAAGTATTTTCTGAAGAACTGATGTTAAAAGGAGCAGATGAACTTGAAAAAATAGTAAATGTAGAAGAAATAGTGCATAGTATTTTAGGAGAAGAAAAAATTTCTATTGGAATATAGGGGGATTGTTTAATGTTAAAGGACTTGAAAGAAATTATAGATAATCATGGACTTTTCCTTATATTGTTCTTTTCAGGAGTGTTGTTTGGTGTAGTTGCACAGAAAATGATAGATAACCAACCAGTGAAACCATATGTAAAAAGAATAGCCGTTGCTGGAATGACAATGGCTATTGCCCTTTCACTTAATAAAGTCATAGGTCATCTAAAAGCGGAGTTTTTGTATCCGTTAAGTCCTGTCTTGGGATTTTTTGGTGAGGCGCTCTTGGAAACAGTAAACCAAAAAAGATATGGAATCAGTACAGGATTTTTAGAACTGTTGCTGGAAAAGTTCGGATTTGTAAAGAAACGGAGTGATAAAAATGAAAATATATCACAGAAGCCGTAAATTTCTTATAATAATGTTAGGGCTAGTCTTTTTAAACTCAGTTATGACATTAAAATTAAGAAGCTATCAGAGAAAGCAGAATTTGGCAATGATAAAAACAGAATTGAAAAATAAATATCCTGAGCGACTCTTTAATTATATAGAGGAAAAATCTAAAAGAGAAGACATGTGGCTTTTAATCGGGACTAATGCAATAGTGCTAGTTCTGATTGTAGGATTTGATCGTTTTGGAGTTTTTGAAGAAACAGACGAAACAATAAAAGCTAATAAGGAAAAAATAAAAAAGGGAATAGGGATATTTATATAGGGT